GGTTCGTTTGTTCATTATACAGAGTTTGAACCTAAGCAACCACAACTTGAACCAAAAGCAATTGGTGGTGATGGTGTTGCATTACTACAAGTAAGAACAGATAGAACAGAACCAATTACAACTGTAATGATACCAGAAAATGGTTTTAAAACATATCAAGCAGGATCAGGAATTATTAATGTAAATGTACCTGGACACGGTTTAACAAATGGTACAACATATTTATTTAGAGGTGCACCAACAATTTCACCTGGAACAGGTACTTCAACTAATCCTGTATTTGCTTATGCATCAATTCCAGACTTTGATGGAATAACAGGAGCACAAATAGGACAAGGATCAGGATATGCAATCACAACAGGTCTTTATGACAGTGGTGCAAGAGTTACAACAGACTATGCTCTATCCAATTTCTTCTTCTTTACAGTTAATGCGGATACTGCTACAACAGGAAATATCAAAGGAGGAGGCTACGGTTGTTCCGTTGGGCCTATAACAATAAGCGCATGATAAATAAAATTTGGAATTGGATTAAAAATATATTTACACCTGAAAAACAAGACCCCCATCTTGAAATGTATGAACCAAGAAATGATAAAGTAGAAAAAATACGTAGAAAATATGGAGGAGATTCTAAGTAATGGCCTATACTTTAACAAACTTACAAGATGATATTAGAAACTATACAGAAGTCGATGATTCAGTTTTATCTAATTCTATTTTAAATACTATAATTAAAAACACAGAAAATAAAATTTATAGAGAAGCTGATTCTGACGACAATAGATTTTATGCAACATCAAACCTACAATCTGGTAATAGATATGTAACTATTCCATCAGATTTAAGATTTATAAGATATGTACAATTAAAAGATGGCTCTGGTAATCAAGTATTTTTAGAAAAAAAAGATACAAGTTATATGACAGCTTTTTATGACACACCTAGCACAGCTAGTGGTTTACCTAAGTATTATGCTAACTGGGACGCTAATTTTTGGGTAGTTGCACCTACTCCAAACAGCACATTTGAAATAACTTTGGCTTACGTAAAACAACCAACAAGTCTTACAGATTCTTCTGTAAGCTCAAGTGGTACTTATGTATCTAATAAATATCAGGATTTACTTTTACATGGATGTCTGGTAGAAGCATATGGATACTTGAAAGGTCCTGCAGATATGTTACAATACTACGCGCAGGCTTATCAAAAAGCTCTTCAATCGTATGCGATCGAACAACAAGGTCGTAGACGCCGAGACGAATACCAAGATGGTGTTATTCGTACTCCTTTAAAATCACCATCACCTTAATAGGAGAATAATAAATGGCAAATGTAGTACCTGACTCTTTTAAAACAGACCTGTTAAAAGGAGAATTTGATTTTGATTCATCTGGTGGATCAACTTTTAAACTTGCTCTTTACACTAACATATCTGGTTTAACGACAGCAACAACTGCGTTCACTGCAACTAACGAAGTTTCTACATCTGGAACAAACTATACTTCAGGTGGAAATACTTTAACTAATAACGGTGTAGCAATCGCAAGTAATGTTGGTTACGTAGACTTTGCAGATCTAACTTTTAGTTCTGTAACGTTGTCTGCTGTAGGCGCACTGATTTATAAGAGTGGCGGAACAAACCCAGCTGTATTAGTTCTAGATTTTGGCGGAACAAAAACTGCAACAAACGGAGATTTCGTTGTTCAGTTTCCAACTGCTAACTCTTCTAGTGCTATTATTAGACTAGGCGACGCGTAATAAAAATTTGGAGTAGTAATGGCTTTAATAGTTAACGATAGAGTTAAAGAAACAAGTACAACTACTGGAACAGGAACTTTGAATCTTGCAGGAGCAGAGCAAGGTTACGAAACTTTTGTTTCAGGAATTGGAACGACAAATACAACTTACTATGCAATTGAAAATAATTCTGCAGGTGAGTTTGAGGTAGGTATTGGTACAGTTACTGATGCTTCACCTGATACTTTATCAAGAACAACAATTATCTCATCATCAAATTCTGATAGTGCAGTAGACTTTTCTGCAGGTACTAAAAATGTTTTCTGTACACTACCAGCATCGAGATCAATGTCACCATCTATGACAGCCACAGGTTATGTTGTAACACATGCAACAACACTTGACGAAACTCAAACAGTTGCTTCAGGAGTATTAGCAGGACCAGTTACAATAACTGGAACACAAACAATAACAGGAACGGTAGTAGTAGTTTAATGAGTAAGATAGAAGTAAATGAAATAGATGCACAATCAGGCAGTACAATTACTGTAGGGTCAGCTTGCAAATCAGTTGCAGTTCCAGGTAATGTTGTAAAAACAAATGCTATACAAGCATCTGACGCCGGTAATATTATAAGCCAAAGTGGTACAACGATTACACTTGGTGCTTCAGGTGATACAATTAATTTAGCAAGTGGTGCATCACAATCAGGTTTCGGTAGAACAGGAACAGTTGATTGGCAGACAACTCCTAAAACAGGAAATTTTACAGCAGCTAACGGTGAAGGTTATTTTGTAAATACTACATCAGGTGCTGTAACAATGACTATGCCATCTGGTTCAGCAGGTGCAATAGTTGCAATACAAGATTATAATAAAACTTTTGATTCAAATAATTTAACAATAACTCCTGCAAGTGGAGAAAAAATTAATGGTGGTACTGCTGATGGTGATTTAATAATAAATACAGAAGGCCAAGGTTTAACTTTCATTTATGTTGATGCAACAGTTGGTTGGAAAACAGTACACGAAAACGAATTTACATCAGGTGGATCTAGTTTTATTACTGCAACAGGTGGTACTATAACAACATCAGGTAATTGCAAAATTCATACATTTACAGGTCCAGGAACTTTTCAAATTACTGCCGCAGGAGGACCTACAAATAATAAATTAGCTTATATGGTGGTAGCAGGAGGTGGTGGTTCAGGAGGAAATAGATATCATATTCAAGGTGGTGGTGGCGGAGGTGGTGGTGGTTTTAGAGAAGGAAGATGTAATCCATTTACACCTTATACAGCAAGTCCATTAGTTACAACGGGTATAACAGCAACAGTTGCATCTTTTCCAATAGCCGTTGGAGCTGCAGGATCAGGCGGAGGTGGTGGAGGTGGAAACCCTAACGTACCAGATGGTCCTGCTGCAAGTAGTGGTAGTGTTTCAACTTTTTCAACAATTACATCTGCTGGTGGTGGAGCCGGTGCTCAACCAGCAAATGCAGGAACAGGTCCTGCTTTAGGAACAGCTGGAGGTTCAGGTGGTGGTGGCGGTGGTGGCTCACCTCAAAGAGCGGGTGGTACTGGAAACACACCTCCAACAAGTCCAGCTCAAGGTCAAAATGGTGGACCAGGAAGCACAGCTAATCAAACTCTAGGTGGTTCGGGTGGTGGAGCAACAACTGCAGGGGTAACCTCTCCAGGATGTAGTCCTCCTCCCGCAGTTGGATCAGGTGGAGATGGAGCAACAACAAGTATTTCAGCAAGTCCAGTAACTTATTCTGCTGGTGGAGATTATAGTCATTATAATCCAGGTGGTTTTAACCCAGTTGGTCCTCAACCAGCTAATTCTGGTAATGGTGGAGGTGCACAAAACGCAGCACCAGGTCCACATGCTCCTGCAAATTCTTCTAATTATAGTGGAAACAATGGCGGTACGGGTATAGTAATAATAAGGTACAAATTTCAATAATTATGACAAGTACAATTAAAGTAGACAATATTCAGAATCAATGCGGTGCTAACATCATCAAAGAAGATTCTAACACAATAACTCTTGGTGCAAGTGGCGATACTATTGCTTTAGCATCAGGTGCAAGTCAAACAGGTTTTGGTAGAACGGGGACTGTAGATTGGCAGACAACAATTAAAACAGGAGATTTTACAGCAGTAAGTGGAGAAGGTTATTTTGTAAATACTACAAGTGGAGCTATTACAATGACATTACCAGCGTCCCCATCAGTTGGTGATATTGTTAGTGTTAAAGATTATGCTCAAACTTTTGATTCAAATATTTTAACAGTTAATAGAAATGGTTCTAATTTTAATGGAGGATCTGACTTTAATCCTACATTTAATACTGAAGGTGTTTTTTTAACTTTTATTTATGCAGATGCAACTAAAGGTTGGTTAGTAACAAATGCTTCTTCTGACACAACAGGTGCAACAAATACTTTTATAACAGCAACAGGTGGAAGTATAAAAACCTGTGGTGATTTTAAAACACATATTTTTACAGGACCAGGAACATTTTGTGTTTCTGCAGGACAAGGTACAACCGCATCTGTAGATTATTTTGTAGTAGCAGGTGGTGGATCAGGTGGAGCAGGTTGTGCTGGAGGCGGAGGTGGAGCTGGAGGATTTAGAGTTTCTAACTGTGTAGGTTCTATACCTGCACCAACAATGTCACCTTTAGTTAAAGCTTGTGGCGCAATACCGGTTTCAGTTCAAGGATATCCAATAACAGTAGGTGGTGGAGGTGCTGCAACTACAGGAGGACCAGGAACTCCTTCTCCTTCTGGTAATAATGGAAACAATTCAATTTTTTCAACAATAACATCTACAGCAGGTGGAGCAGGTGGAGCAGGAAACCCTACTGGACAAGACCCACCAAGCCCTACAACTAATAATTCAGGTAAATCTGGAGGATCAGGTGGTGGTGGTGGACACGCGGGTGGTGTTGCAGGATTAGGTAATACACCTCCTGTAAGTCCTGTTCAAGGTACTAATGGAGCTGTATCTCAACCAAGTCCCGATGATAGAGGCGGAGGCGGTGGCGGTGCTGGTGCTGCTGGTTCAGCTGGAAACCCGAATAAAGGTGGTTGTGGTTCTTTTGTAGCTGACGCTTTTATAGGTGGATGTGCTCCTAGTTATGGATTTCCTGCACCAAGTAGCACAAGAATTTTTGCTGGTGGTGGCGGAGGTGGTTCTAGAAATAATCCAGGAAGTGAAAGTGGTGGAGCTGGCGGACCAGGTGGTGGTGGAGCAGGTGGTGCAAATGCAAATGGAAATAATGCAACAGCTAACACAGGAAGTGGTGGTGGAGGATCCTCTCAACCAGGATCTCCTGCAAGAACTAGTGGAGCTGGTGGTTCAGGTATAGTAA